CGGCTGTAATAGCCCTAACAAGCTCATATTTCACGTATAGAGTGGCATTGACAGATACGGCAACATATCCTGTTAATCTAACGCTAAACAGCATAATCGGGCAGTTAAGGGGGCTGTACGCAACTTATAGCGAGGAAAGAGGTGACTAATGGCTAGAGTTAGATATTTACCCTCAGACTTTCGTTATAAAGCAGATTTTGGGACATACCAAAGCACCCCCAACAAGTTTACGGGTGTGAGTGTGCCAAAGTTCGTGAAACAATTTACGCTTCATTACAAGCCACACACTAGAACGCTCAATCAAGAGTATTTGGCTCAACAAAATGGCGAAAGTGATACAATAGTTATCGTCATCCGCCACAATGCAAAAGTATTAGAAGGTCAAGTTGTCACTTTAAACGGCACTCAATATGACATCGTGCGTATCAGTCCAGACGAAAACTTTGGTTTTAACCACTACGACTTTCTTACTTTGAAAAAGCGTAAGAAAGTTGGGTGATGGCTTATGACAGGTCTTGATGAAGCGTTAGAGGATTGGCTTAAAACGGTCGCTAGTATTGGTGATTTGACACCAGCGGAACAAGCAAAGATTACAACCGCTGGTGCTAAGGTATTTAAAGAAGAGTTGGCAGAAGTTACTCGTCAGAAACACTATTCAAAGAAGAAAAATTTGAAGTATGGTCACATGGCTGACGGCTTAGCTGTCCAATCCACAAACGTGGATGGTAGAAAAAATGGCGTGTCAACTGTGGGGTGGGTGAATAGGTACCACGCCCAAAACGCTAGACGATTAAATGACGGCACTAAGAAATATCGTGCTGATCATTTCGTCACTAATGTACAAAACGATAGCGCTGTCCAAACTAAGGTGCTATTGGCAGAAAAAGAGGAATATGAGAAACTTATCCGCAAGAAGGGAGGGGAGTGATTAAGTGTTAGCAACCGTAAAATTAAAAGAGTTAATTGAGGGTAAAGGATTTGGTGAAATAAGCGAAGTATATGCAAACAACTTACCTAAAGAACTCGAAGATAACACCGATAAGACAATCGTGTTGCTCACCGAAAGCAACCCATCACTTGGTTTAAGTGGAAACAATACCTTTTTCAATAAAACAGATAGAGTAGAAGTGCAGATTTTTTATAAACTCGATATTGATTTTGATATTGAAGCTTTTGAGATGGAATTGATAAAATTCCTAAAATCTGAGCACTACTCAATAACAGATATAAGAGAACATAGCATAGACCCTGATACTTTACAGTTAACAGCGGTCTTTTTTGTTGCTTTCGATAAATTAATTTAACAAAAGGAGAAATTTTTATATGGCAATTGTAGGTTTGAAATTGGTGAAACTTGCTTTGGTTGACCCAAAAACTCAAAAACTTATTAAAGGTCCAGAAGGCCTTTCAACTGACGGTGTAATCGAAATCGATTCAAAAATGCTTGGTACTCGTACCGCTAACATCTCAAACTTGGAAGGACAAGCTACTAAAGTCCCAGGAAACAACGAAGTACAGGATATTATGATTGCTCCGGGTTCACCAACAGTCGCTTTTGAATTTAACAACCTTGATTTTGATATCAAACAAAAAATCCTTGGATTCAAATCGGATAAAAAAGGTGGATATGTGTACCAAGGTGAAAAACCACACGTTGCAGTATTGATTGAGTCACAAACGCTTGACCGTAAAAACTCAGTTTACTTTGGGTTTGCTAATGGGATCTTCCAAGAGTCAACACAGAACGTAGCTACAGATACAGACACCGCTCAAACCCGTCAAAACGACCACTTGACATATAACGCATTGTCAGCGACTGAATTTGGCGGTGAGCCAATCAAGAAATACTTCACGGGTTCATCAACTTTCGATAAAGCAAACATGTACAAAGAAGTTTTCGGTGGTTACACACTAACTTCTACAGCAGTTTAACACATCATAATTCGCAAAGAGGTCAGGCTTATGGCCTGGCCTCTATTTTTTGTTTAAAAAGGAGTAAAGACCATAATGGAAATCAGAACTATTAAAATCCCAGAAATCAGTAAAAAACCATTCACAGTAACTACAAGCAACCGCAATGTATTGCGTATGCATGAGTATCAGTTAGCAGTACTTAAAATCAGTGACACAATCGAAGATGGCGACACACAAGAGCAGGCTCAAGGTAGTTACTCAATACTTAAAGAGATGCTTGGCTTTATCCGTGCTGTTCTTAACTTGAATGATGAAGATTATGACAAGTTACTCGATTTGGAAAATCAACGCACACAAGAGATCGCCGAAAAATTGGTTGGCTATATGTACGGATTGACAGACGAACAACTTGAAAATGCCTCTGGTGAAGTTGACCCAAAAGACTAAAATCTAAAGGCGAACAAATTTTTGATTTAGAAAATCGCATTGAAGATTTGAAAACCATTGCTAAGAAATCAATCCAAGGCTTTGGGTGGACACTAGATCAGTATTACGACACTGATTATTATGAATTGATGAAAATCTTGAATGCAAAAGAGGAAGAGGATAGGATGGTAGACCCAACATCTTTACTCTAATTTTTTAAGGAAAGGAGGAAATAATACATGGCGAAAATACAAGCTACCATGTCTACGGAAATCGCCTTAGATACGCTACAAGCGGCTAACTCGATTAAACGATTAACTCAGTTGGTCAATAGCTCAACTAACGCATGGAAGGCCCAAGAAAGCCAAATGCGCAGCGCTGGTGATTATTTAGGTGCGGCTCAAGCAAAATACGAAGGCTTGAGCAATACCATCCAGAACCAACAGCAAAAGATTGAGAAACTGAAACAAGAGCAGTCTCAACTTAAAGGGAATACTGTTGAAGTCGCTGAACAGTACCTCAAATACCAACAACAGATTGACCAAGCTACTACACGCTTAGCTGCGTTGGAAAATCAACAGCGTCAAGCTAAGCAAAGCCTTGATTATCATAAGTCTGGTTTGGCAGAGCTTCAAAAGGAATATAAAGCCCAAAACGAGGCATCTGATACCTACGTCAAGCGTTTAAAGGCAGAGGGCAAGGAAGACGAAGCTAGGCAGGAACAGCTCAAGCAATACAAGGGAGCAATCTCTAACCTAAATAAGCAATACGAGACCCAAAAGGAAATGCTTGAGCGTATCGCTACTCAAGCAGGAAAGACTAGCGATGAATACCGTAAGCAAAAGCAACGCTTAGATGAGACAGCTACTAGCTTGGCTCATGCTCGTAATGCTGCTGATAGATTGAATGACGAGATTGAACAAAGTCAACGTTCTAGCACGTTCATCGGACACTTGAAAGAAAGCTTTAAACGTTTAGGTAGTGAAGTCAGTGAGACTGAAACGAAAACCTCACGTTTAAAAGGTATCTTTGGGGCTACGTTTACAGCTAATCTTATCAGCAATGGTTTCCAAAATGCGTTGGGAGCTATCAAGGGTAAATTTGACGAAATTGCCCAATCCAGTTCCGAATACGTTAAATACCAACAAACCATGAACGCCACTTGGTTGACCTTAACGGGTAATGCTAAAGAAGGTAAGAAGATGGTCGATATGACCAACCAAATGGCGCAGGCAGCGGCTAACTCAACCGAGATGGTTGATGGCATGAACCAGAAATTCTATGCCGTTACTCACAATACTGAGTTGACTAAGCAACAAACACAAGCCATCTTGACATTGCAAGACGCTTTTGGTCAGACCGATGCAGCCGTTGAGAATTTCGCTACTCAGTGGGCTCAAATGATTGCCAATGGTAAGGTTCAAGGGCAAGACATGATGTCTATTATCAATGTTTTTCCAGAAATGAAGAACCAACTTAAAGAAGTTGCCGGGCAAGAACTTGGCATTGCTAACATGACTCAAGAGCAATATGCCAAATTGCAAAGCGATGGTAAGATTACCGCCGAAATGGCGCAAAAAGCCTTGTTTGAGTTGCAAGACAAATACAAGGATGCGACGGTTAATTTCTCAACAACTATCGGCGGTCTTGAAAGAACTATCCAATCTCGTATGCCAGCAGTAGTTGCAGCTTTCCGTGATCCAATCGATAAAATGAAAAACCCATTCTTACAACAGATTGGTAACTGGGTTGCTGATCCTAAAACTGAAGGAAAATTCAAAGAACTTGGAGAGCATGTTTCCAAAGGACTAGGCACTATCATGGATTCCTTCTCTAAGGTGTTTAATCTTGGAAATGGTACAGATAAGCTTAATGGCTTAATGGACGGTCTCAATAAATTTGTCGATAATCTGAGTAAGAGCATCGCTAACAATGCCCCTAAAATTGTAGCTTTCTTCAAGGAAGCAAAAGATAGTCTAATTGCACTTTTCAGCATTGGGAAGAGCTTCGTTGGTGGTGTTTGGG